GTTGTATCTAATGACTCGCTAATTGACTGGCTATCTGCCAAAACTAGAGATATATTATTGGCCTCACTGTCTGCTAGTGCTACAGAGTCAGAAAGTGATAGAACCATGCTTTTTGCCAAAGATTCTGTAATTGCTAGGGAGTCAGCGACAGCAAACGAAAGAGTACCAATCAAAGAATCTGCAAAACTAACTGAATCAGCTAGTGTTTTTACAAGCGCCTTTGTCTCTGACTCTGTGATTATTTGACTATCTGCTAAAGCTCTATAAAATTCATTTACGGCTGTCAAACTCTCGGCAACAGCCATTGAGTCTGAAACTGCAAGGCTTGCACTATTGGCCACTTGTTCGGCAATTGCCACGCTTTCGCTTAAAATAATCGAATTGTCTATAACTAGAGATTCAGCGATACTAATGGTGTCACTCAAAACCTTGAATATATCTTTTGCCAAATCCTCGGCAATTGATATGCTGTCTGTTAATTTCGGTGATGTTGTTTCGATTTCGCTTTCAGTAATAGTAATTGAGTCTGATAGAGACAAAGTTTTTTTATTTGCTAGAGATTCCGCAATCGCTACAGTTTCAGTCAAAATCTTTGCAACCCCTGTTATAACTTCCTCGAACAAATCACAAACATCTGATAGACTTTTCCCAACAGTTGTAGTCAATGATTCGGTTATTACAATACTATCTGAAAGGATAGCACCTAGTGCAACAGAGGTTCCAAGGCTTTCGGCAATACTCATGCTATCAGAGAGGGTCAGTCCTATCGTTTTTGCGGTTATATTTTCTTCAATAACAATGTTATCTGACTTACTTATTGATGGGCTCTCCAGTTCTGAGTCAGCAAAACTGACAGAATCAGCTAGTATTTTATCTAAATCTTTAGATATTGCTTCAGCAAAAGTAATAGAGTCAGATAATGGGATTGCTCTCAAATATGTAAGTGACTCGGCAATGGAGATACTATCTGCCAAAGCCCTCTCAATCGTCCACCCTGTAGCTACACTTTCAGAAATAGACATTGAATCTGAAATACTAATTGTGTGGCTATTGGCGACACTTTCGGCAATCACTAGAGAATCAATAATAGATATAGCAACATCAAGACCTAAACCCTCACTAAAAGTAACGCTATCGCTCAAACTTTTTTTGTATTCTTTAACAGTAGCAAGGCTTTCTGCGATTGATAAACTGTCGGACAAATTCAATACTAGACTTTCAATCTCAGAATCAGCGAAGGTGATTGCATCGGCCAGAACTAAACCAAAACTAGCCCCAATTGCATCAGATATAGTGATGGAATTATTTAATGAAAGTTCAAATATTTTCACTGCCACTAATCCCTCAGAAATTGACTGGCTATCAATCAAAAACTTAACTAGACCCTCAATCTCAGAGTCGGCCATTGCTATTGAATCAGTCAAGGTTCTTTCAAATGTATTCGCTATTGCTGAATTTTCTGTGATTGCTATAGAATCGGATATTGAACGCTTAAACTCATTGACAGTTACCATTCCCTCCGTTATTGATTGACTATCAGAAAGTATTTTTATTGGAGTTTCAATTTCCGCATCAGCAAGAACTATCTCATCAGACAAACTTTTTTCAAATGTATTTGTCGTTGCTAGGCTTTCAATTATTTCAATAGTGTCTACAAGTGACGGCTTGAACTCAACAACCCTCGTCAATCCCTCTGCAATCGTCTGACTGTCAGCTAAAACCTTAGTCAATCCCTCAATCTCGCTCTCAGCAATGGCAATTACATCTGCCAAAGCTCGATAGAACTCATTAACAGAAATTAAACTTTCAGCAATAGAATGACTGTCAGATAGGCCCAATGTCGTTTGATTGGCAACGCTTTCAGCAATAGTGAGGGAATCAGGAACAATTTTGCCTACTCCTACAACAACTGACTCAGCAATAGAGATTGAGTCTGTTAAATTAAGTGAGATAGTTTTTGAGATGCTTTCGGCTATGATAAGAGAATCAGACAAACTGGCATTTTTGCCATATTCCTCTGTACCATAGGCAAAAGTTGAATATTTTGCCATTTTGTTTTTCCGTTACTTAATGCCGTTATAGTCTAGAATTTGCTAACCAATGGAATTTTCTAGAAACTGCTGTTTCTGAATCAAGAGTATAGTCTTGATGAAAACCATTAATGCTTGAACCTGTGGCAAATGACCCTACACCCTTTGCTCTATCAGCATCCCCATCGTTAATTGTGTCTATTGTTCCACCCGTCCCATAAATTGAGATAGTTGAAGCTATTCTCTTTGGTGTCTGATACCTAACACTATTAAGCGTCCCAGTGGTTATTCCTCCATCATTTGTTGACCCATGCTCTGCACCAGTGGCGGTTGTTGTCCCTGCGGCAATTCCGTAATTATAGCTTCTTTCATAAAATCTTTGACAAGATATAAACTCATCGGCAAAACTTTTAGGTTGATATGGAAGTGGTATATCTCCCTCACAAAGCTCAACCTGAGATATAAACAATTCGTCATCAACTGCGGCATCGGTATCATCTACCCAGATAAAGACAGCTATATTTGTCATGCCAGCCGTATCAATTGCAATAGCTGGAACCGAATATTTGGCCCAAGAAGTAGTAATCGCTTTATTAGCAGGTGTATTCTCTGCCGTCCAATTAGCCGCCCATGTTGGATTTGTACCTTCAACTGCCCATGCCGCTATCACATCGGAAGTCACCACATCTGCGGCTCCGTCCCATGCCAAAACAACTACTCTAAGATTCTCGATTAACTTAGCAGTTGTAGTCTTAGCCTGAAAAGAAATTGAGACATTTTTATCGTCAAGTTTCAAAGCATCAACATTCTCTATAACCTGTAAAATTCCAAACTTTTTATTAGCCGTTTCGACCTGAAATTTTATGGCATAGGCTGATCCGTCAGGGGCATCGGTGTCTCTAGAAACATCAACAATGTCATCTCCATCTGATAAAAGAATCCAACCATCAGCTATATAAACATCATTATCATTAGCCGGGGTTGTACCTGCATCAAAAGTGGTTAATTCTTGCCAAACATCGAAATTACTATTAATTAGAGCCTGACGAAATAAAGAGGATAAAATTGGTGCATCTGAATACAAAGTTTCGCCAGCCGTGGGGGTTCGAGTAAGCACCTGACCCTCTGCGCCAGCGGTAGCGTCACTGTCCCCAATACCAACTTTCTTCTGTAATTCATTCACATGATCTGCCAATACATCATCAACATTGTCTGCCAAAGCATCTAAATCTGTGGGATATGCCATAAGTTCCTTTCAATATATATTAAACATTTTTCTTAGCTTCTGTCAAACCTTGTTTGTACCCATTCTGATATGCTCTCTGCATGGATTTAATTATTGGCATCAAGGGTACTAACTTAACATGATCGCATAAAACATCCCAATCCGCAAATACTTTGTAACCCTTTTCTTTGGAACGCTCGCAAAAATAAAAGTCATGTCCTATTGATCGTCTGCCATCTGGTTTTATCTTGTCAGCAAATGGATTTTCAAATTGTTCTAAAATCTCACGGCTCATCATTAAACAACCAGCACCTAATCCATCACATTCAACTAAACCCCTTCTTTTTTCTTTTGGCAATTCGATATATTTTCCATCTTCTTGTCGAATCATTGCTAACCATTCATAAATAGTCTCTTTCCATCGAGGATAGACACCGCCAACAATGTGTTTCCCATGCTTAACTAGGTCTAGTGGATTCTCAAAAGGTACAGTGTCAGAGTCTATAAATAAGAGGTGAGTGTGTTTTGTCATCTCCTTAAAATATTTACAAACTTTATTCCTGTTCGAGTAAGTCGGGTTTTCATTGGAAAAAAACAACTCAGCCTTGTAATCGCTCTCATAAATCCACCTTGATAGTTTAGCTTCAAGGCCTGTCACTGTGTCGCCTGTATGGGTGACAGCGACTAAAATTGATATATCTTTCATAATTGATCCTTTCATTATTATGTTTTTTGGCGTTCGGGCTTGAGTTACCCCAAGCCCTACTTGCCATTTTCATTTTTTCCAATTTAAGTTAATTCCTAAGATTAACCAAAAGTAACTGTCCAAGTGATAGCCAAAGTATCGGAAGCACCTTTGTTAATTACTGAGAATGTCTGCGCACAAAGCATTGTACCAGAATCGGCAGTATGGGCATTGAAGATTCCAGCTTCGGTGATAGCACCAGTGCCATCGCCAGCCGCCCAATCTCCAAGGTAAACCACTTTGTTGTCGTCACCACCTGCACCTTGAGTAAAGGAGGTTAGAGTGTTTCTGTCTAATTCGTCACCTAGTTGGGTGTCACCTGCGGTAAGGGTTGTGGTAACAGTTCCAATGGACATATCAGACATTGCGCTTTCCCCTGGGGTAGATGCCATTTGGTCTGCAACGTGGGCATCGCCAACGTCTGTAAAAACATTGTCAAACTCACGAAGCTCTTTAACACGACCCATTTTGTCTTTCAAGACAGCACGGCCATGTCCTACTATATTAAGTCCTGCGTTCATTTTTTTATTCACCTCCAATCAAAAAAGTTATTAAAATCCCGGGCAAACGGCTTTAATTTTTTCCAATTGATGGTTATTCCTCTACTCCAAAACCTACCTTTTTAAGATCAGACTTTGTTATTCCTTTTAATCTAGCTAACTCTCTAAATTTTTCTTTTCTAACAACTGCTTGACCTTTTAATGTTATTAGATCTAACTCAATTTTTTTTCCATTAATTTTCTTTGTTAGTTTTATCACTGTCCTCACCCCCTTCTTGTTTGGATTCGTCTTGGGGCTCGTCAGAACCTTCCTTTTGGTCTTTGACTTCAGGTTCATCACCTGTCTCAATACCTTCGTCTTGAGGTTCGTCTACTTTGGGTTCGCTCCTACCTTCTATGGCATTTAAAAGATCCTTTTTGTTTGCGAACTTTTCAGGTTCTTTTATTCCCTTGCTATTAGCAACCTCTTCTAACTCTGGACGTGTCCAGTCTATTGATGGTACTACTTCAACCTTGGTTTCATCCTTTTTTTTTGGTTTGGCCTTGGGTTGTTTTTTTGGTTCGTCTTTGGGTTTAGTGTCTGATTGAGATGGTTGTTGGGGTTCAATTGCTAACTCAACAACTTTATTTTCAATCATAAGTTTGGTGTCCTTTTCGGTCAACTCAACGTAACTACCACATTTGACCTCTCCACGATCTGTTCTAACAGATCCTAAAATTACTTTACATTTTGGCATATATTCACCCCCTTTATATATTTTAACTATCTTTATAATCCTCCATGACAAGCGGTTCTCCATTTGATATTGCCCCACCAAACCTCAATAGTAACGTCATAAAGAATACTTGAGTCGGCAAGTGGAGTAATTTGATCTGTAATAATTTTGTTAAAAAACCACGACTTAGCTTCAGCAATACTTTGACTGTCACTTTTATAAAGCCCTATTGCCTTGGCCACTGCTTCTGCAATTGATAGTGTATCCGTTTTTCCTAGAGATACATTCTTAGTCACTGCCTCTGCAAATGATTGACTATCAGTCAATCCTAGCATGACTGCAATTTTCGAGATAGATTCTGCAAAACTAATACTATCCACTAGGGCTGGCTTAACTATAGCCTTGGCAATAGCTTCAACTATGCTTTGTGAATCTGATAATGCCTTGATACTTTCTCCAACTTCGGAATCAGCAAAAGCCACAGTATCAGTCAAAACTTTCACAGGGTTTTTTATCAAAGTTTCTGAAACTGACATAGAGTCAGCCAATATTTTCTCCAAACCCTCTATTTCCGAATCTGTGAACGGAACCGCATCAGCCAATACTTTTACAGCCCCCCTTATTGACGATTCAGTAATAGATTGACTGTCTGATGGCGTTTCAAAATAGTCTGTCATTATTCTCCTTTAAGAATTATCTACATGAGTCGTTTCTAAACTTTCAGCTATTGACATCGAGTCGGTTAGTGATGGGTTGGATATAGCCTTAACAATATCATAACCAACTTGGACATTTACATTGCCAATCGCACTTAAATTAACGCAAAGCAATGTATTTGGGGCTAAGATCCAATAAGCACCGATTAAGTTAAAATTCCACATTGCGCCATATTGAGGCATGGAGTTTTTAAACTTTTCATCACCAGTCGTTCCCTCTTGTAGAGAAACAACTAATTGATCCGCACCAACATTATTTACCATCAATGTTTTAACCCTGATACATTTACCTGCACCGGGGGCGAGAATTACTGGGGTCTCATCCTTCAATGTAGCATTGACCGATGCTGGATAAAGGGCAACGCCCTCACTTTCAGTCGCCACTACAACTTCATCGTTTCTCGGACTTCTAAATTTTGCATATTCCCTCGCCCTAAGTCCTGCTGGCTTTATCTGGGTTGGGTCTAATTTTCCTTGAACTGACACTTGAACCTCCTTAATTTTTTGTATTTATATTGTCCGCTAGTCAGAGGCGACAGCATGACATATTTTTGACTATTCAGTATAGCCACTTGGCCTCTTGGCCTTTTCTTCACTGATATAAACAATCACCTTGTCGGCGCTTGCATCAGTTTCGGTTGTCGGGTCGTACAGACATTTCTCAACTTCGTCTGCATCTCTAGTTATAATAGCCCCGCCTGTGTCTGCGGCGTTTCCACTATCCTCAGAAATTACAGTTGTCGAGATAGGTATAGCTTGCAAACCTAGTTTGTCTAGCCAACCTACAAAAACGCTTTCACTTGCGGCCTTAACTGGTAGTTGGATGCTTGCAATTGTCCTAAATGCTACAACACCAGCTACTTCATTTGTCCCATTAAGAGCGATTGTGTCTGTGACAGTTTCACCTCTAATGTTAGTACCAGTTATCACTACGTCCCCGGTTGCGGCTCCGTCAGAGTCTATTGATAAAACTCTAGGAAAATCAGGATTTGTGATCCCTGTAGTAACAGTTTGAATTGCCGTGGTTAGTAGAGTTGATGATAGAATCCCATCTGCACTAGGTGCGTCCGGGGCAGTCCATTTTTGTACTACAGTATAGTGCAAACCTTGAAATTTATGGCCGATATAAGTAGCATACTTATTTTTGATAATCATTGTTGCTTTTCACCTCCTTTAGAGTGTCAACACCTTTTTCGGATCAGGATATTTAATCGGGTATCGGAATCCTCACCGCCCCTGTCCCGTTATCAAAAGGTTTTTTTAACTAACAACTGTGGTATATAAATAACCGCAGTCTGTGGATACGACTTTTTCGTCTCGGATTTCTCCTGTTTCAAAGAAGTCGCCATCTCGTCCTTCCTCTCTCCATTTCTTAGTCCTGAAACCTCTGGACTCGAACTGGTAGCCATAGGATACTTTGCGGATTCCCGGTGATGTTTCTGAATAAATCAGAGCAACATTCTTTCCCCAAACGTATGCCTTTGACTCAGTTCCGCCATCATTAGAACTATCATAAAGAGCATTACCTACAATATATTTATCAACCTCGAAGAGGCTGGCTAGGATATCGGCAGTAATTTTCCCTTTCTGAGTGTACTTAATGCGTTCCAAAACATCCGGGTGGTCAAGTAATTTATCATGGACTTGTTTGCCTATGATTAGAGTATTCGGGCTTTTGCCTGATGCCAAATGAACAGTACTTTTGGCTGTTCTAACATCGCCAATAGGGTCACTACCTGCGTAGTCATCCCATCTATTAGCACCTGCTAGGGCTGAAGTAGATCCGTGATTGCCACCTGCAAAAACAATATCAGCAACTCTTTTTTCTCTCAAAAGATGAATCAACATTGTGAGATTTTCGGTTGTGTCAACCTCCATGTTAAATGGTTTATCGGCGTTATCCTTCACTCTGTCTGGGAGTAGGTCTTTTAGGGCGTACTCTAGACAAGCGTAAGTAGCGGACGAAGTATTCCATTCAACTTCGGCGGCTTCTGCACCTGCGGCTCGCAAGGCATTTGGCAACCTCCAATTTCTGGTATATGTATAGTAAAAATCGGTTTCTTTTTTCACAGGAACAATAGGCATTACTTGATCTGCGATCATAGTATCGTTTTTGTACATTACAGAAATACCACTCAATACTGAACTTGTATGTACATCTGCAGTAACAGGGTTAGTAAATTGTTTTCCAATTCTGTCTAATTCCTGCATTTGAAGATATGTGGGTTTGCGTTTCATATATTCACCCCCTTTCAAAAAAAAATTAATAATGTCCTTAGTTGGACTCGTCAGCTTGTCCTACTCCACCCGGAGTTATAAGAACTTCAATAACCCCTCCATCGCCCTCGGCATTAGCTGATAGAGCAATCCCGATAACAGACTTGGTGTCTCCATCAACTGGAGTACCCTTACCAGAACTAGACATAATTTTCTCACCAATACTACAATTTGCGGCCATAGTGAGTCGTGATGTCCCAGCGGTAGCAATAGATGCGGCTAGACCCTCGGTAGGTTTGTTTTGTAACACACCTAAAACATGAGTTCCCTCTGCCGCAGGTGTCCCCGCTACCTTGACCTCTCTGGCGGTAGCATCTATTTGCACAGCATAATATTGGCTACTTGAGAGATCTTCCCCGGCCTCCATACTGAGGACGTTCATTGGGTTAGCTTGAACTCTTGGCATACTTTTCACCCCCTCCTATAAAACATTTATAATCCCAATCTATTCTTTCAACAGATCTGGGTTTTTGCTACCAACTGTTTTCACAGCTTCGGCGTAAGTCATGCCATCCTTCTCCATGAGTTTGACGGCTTCGGTTTGAACTTTGTTGCTGTTGGCAACATCTTCATCCCCGCCACCTTCTTCTTGAAAAAGTTTAGCAGACACTTTTGGAAGTCCTTTCAAAAACTCTGAGAATAAACCTGCTACCTTTGTGTTAGATGCCATCAAAATTTTGACTGCCACCTCTTTATTTTTAGGTAATAGAACGCCATTCGCATTGCTTTCAGAGAAAACAAAACCATCCACTTCTGCCTGAACTTCCTTAAATCTCAACTTACGTTCTGAAACGCCAAGTCTTGTTTTGAGTTCGTTCATTTGTTTGGTGTGGTCGGCTTTAGCAATAAATTTTTCGCTCATCTTTTGACTATCGTCATCAGAGTCACCATCATCGCCATCTCCATCTTTGTCGCCGCCTTTGTCTCCATCATCGGAATCATCATCGCCGTCATCGCTGGAATCACCATCGTTGTTTTTCTCAGCCTCCTTGGCAATTTCTTCTTTTGCTTCGCCGTATGCTGTTTTGTCTTCGTCAGTAGCATCGTTAGCTAATACAAATTCAGAATCTTCAGCCAATTTTGCTTTAAGTTCGTCTTTTTTGTTCACTGTATTCTCACCTCCCCTCAAATTTGATTTACTAATGAAACCTGCATACATATTCTCGGATAGTTTAACTGGTGCTAGGCTCTTGAAGTATGGACGATTTGTTAAGCCTCCACCAATCAATACATTTTCAAACTCTTCATGTGTCTCTGGATCTTCATATATAAAATCAAATTCAGGGCTGAAGTATTTGAAAACACCATCATTAATCAACTGTTTACCCAACGAAGTCCACTCTATTGTCGCTTTCAGTTTTGTCTTTCCATCCTCAAAAACCTTTTTCAACGACTTGTACCAACCAGCCGCCCCCTTCTCGGGCATGTGTTCTTGATCCACAGCAATATCGACTTTCCTAACCTTATCATCAAAAGACTGAATGAATTGGTCAATATCTGACTCGTCAATTTTTATGTTCCCATAACTGGCATGATCCCATTCCCCGGCGTGTAAAATCTCTATCTCAGAAATAGAGGTATCAAAAGTCTTACCTAGCTTAATCAATGGAGCTATTTTTTTTAGATTAAATTTTTTAGACACTTTGTCCCCCTTATCAGAATAATAGTAATTAACTTAGATAATGTCAAATCAAAAGAACTTGCCAATCAGTAAAGCCGTAATTATTGTTTTATCTTTCGTCATAATGGTCTAACCACCTTCCTCTTCCCTGAACCGGGGAGTGGGCTGGAAAGATCCTCAAAATTCCAAGGCGGTATTTGAGATTGAGGTCTGAGTTGTTTTGGTATTCCTGTGAATGGTGGCGGGTTAGTTTCTTCTTTCATAATAGCAACCCAAATACAGCGACAGTGGAAATGAACAGCCCCGGGCTTGTATGAAGAAAACGCCCTATTCTCTGTACTTATGATCCTACCATCCATGCTAGTGCAATAATTACAGGTTGCCCCATCCAAAATAGCCGACCATTGGAAACCATAAATGTCTTTCTTGACCGCATCAAAAGTGAGCTTTCTTCCATTATTGATCTCTTCTGAGGTAACTAATGCCGTCATAGTTGGCACATTTTTGCTGATAAAGGTATCAAAAGCCTTGTTAATTGAACTTAGTGTCTCACTATCGGTAACTTTGCTACTCAACATGCCATCAGATGCCACCTTCTTTAAATTATCCATCATTTGTTTTTCTTGATAGTTTGATAGGAATATAGATCTTTTGGTTAGTCTATCCTTGACCTCTGTATCAGTTGATGGGGCTGATTGACTAACTTCGTGGCTGGCCTTTAGTTTGCCAAACTCAAAAATCTTTTTTATCTGCCCTCTCAATTTCTGAGCATATTGACCCTTTAAATTCCATGACAGTCTTTGAACTGCCTTGAAGTCCTTATTTGCAATAGCAACCTCGAACGCTGGCATCAATCGTGTCTTTTCCCTAAATAAAATAGAATCTAGAATTCTAATCAATTCACTCTCTGCCCTATCCATAAAATCATTAATCTCATCAAACTGGACTCTCATCTCAACCTTAGTAAATGGCCTGTGGTATGCAAATTTCTCAGAGGCTTTTTTCGCATCATCCTCGGGTTTGTCTTTATCCTCCTTTTGGTAGTCCTCAGTGTCTAATCTATTTTCCTCTGTTTTGTCCGGCAATTTCAAAACCTTGCGCATATAATCCTCAAGTTCAGGATCAGCCGTCAAAACACCTGCAAAGGTCAAGGCTTGTATTGCTTCAGAAAGATCCTTGACGTTTTTAACCCCTAGATCCGCATGGACTAATTTGGGGTATTTATCAACATTCCAATTATAATCAACCAATTTCACAATCTCTTTGTTTATAGTGTCCTCAATAGCCTTTGCCTTGGCATCTAGTGACGACAAAAACATTTTTGATTGATCCTCAGATAAGGAATAACTACCTACACTCCCGCTACCCAACTCTATGAATTGAGCCAAAACTGATTTCAATATCTCCCTAGTGTGATGTTCTAGCATTTCCTTGGGGTCTTTCATTGATGATGCTTTTAAATCCATCATTTCCACTTCCCAACCCTCTTTTTTAATCACATAAGCCTTTTCATGTCCACGCAAATTCTCACCTAACTCTTTTGCCTCGTCATAATCTGTAGTAGAGAAAGATGGTGGTAGGGTTATATTTGGTATTCCAATACCAGATCTCTCTTGGGCAACTGCATCAATCTTGTAGTATTTATCCCTGAAAAACCAATGCTTATATGCCTGTCGTAAAATAGAAGTACCCAAATAATTGTCACCCTCACGCCTGTGTACGAACACCATTAATTTCTGTATAGAAATCTTTATTTCCTTGTAACTATCATTCTTATATGTCCTTTGAACCACACTTTTCAATTCCCCATTTTTATCTGTATTCCATCTAACGATTGTTTTTGGCAAACGAGGAGCCCACTTTCTCCACCCAATTTTCCCATCCTCGGTCAATTTATAAATTATCTCAAGAACCATACAACCAAATGGGTGCATGAGAAGTATCTGTCTGAGTGTGTCCTCCCAGCTAATCGCCAAGCCATCAAACATGTTCTCCTTGACAAACTCGGCAATCTCTACATCTTGTGCATCCTCAGAAGCTGGCTCAATATCCCACTCGGCAGATCTAATTGGTAACTCACACATCAAAAGAGCGGCCTGTACCGAAGCATCAGACCACCTCATTTTATCAACTGTCGTGTATAGGGTCGGGGGTTTTAAATTCGTAACGTATTCATCTGAATCAATTAATCCTTGAAAGTTCGTTGTACCTGATGCACCCACCTCTGGTCTATTCCTCCTAGCTCTTTTGTCAACCTTTGAAGTTTTCTTGGGCATTTTTCTCTATAGTTAGAATTTTTGGCTCAGTATTCCGTGTGTGATAGGCTTACTTTTCTTAGTCGGTTCTTTTTGATCTCCTAAACGTCCAGTCGATAGCTTATCAAAACCTAGCATTGCATAGTTGGTAGCCATTGTCAAATGATCTGCCCCCAATTTCTTATAAACCCAGACTATACGGCCATCACTCTTTTCTTCCTTGTCCTTGGCCCAGTTGCACATGTGGCGAATATATAAATCAACCATTTTTGATAGCCGAGGCAAAATCGCCTGACGCTCGGTGAACTTAGAAGCCATTCTGTCCATCGACTCTATTTTGTTCACGACTACTCTATATTCCCTTTTCTCTCTATCCTTTTTCCAATTTATAAACTCCTTTTGACTGTCGTTGTAGTAAACGAGCCACGCCTTTGCGGGGTAAGTAAGTGCAAATTTTCTGGCTGAGTGCTTATTTGGTAGTGCGTCTATCAAGCAAATACTCACCTCAAAATCATCCATTAACTGGTAAAGATCATCAAAGCTGTTGTGTTCACCAACATACAATAATCTAGCATCGCCATTGTCCTCTTTTTTGTAAATAACCACATGGAGAATATCGCCTTGATCCACACCCATGACAGTATTGCGCCCCTTAACCTCGAGGTCGTGTTTGTTTTGAATACATGACAACAATAGATCTCTGTTGAGTGGTTGGTTCTCTCCCCCATAAGCCTCACCCAAGCAAAAATTATAAAAGTCTTTTATCCCTGACATTCCTTTGGTTGGCCTAATTCTAGCTTTCTCCTCTTTCCTCAAAATCTCAACCGCTTGAATCCAAGGTGCCATTAGCTGAGAGATGTGGTAGCCGGACACGCCCCACTCATTGTCGCTAGTTGCTTTCCAATATCCCTCACGCCTAATATTATCTGTTAGTGTAGCCCTACACTTAATGCAAGCATATCTAGCCTCCTTAGTATTTCCCCTGATCGAGTCCGGGTATCTAAGTATCTGGTGTGCTTTGCATTTGAGACAAATAACAAACCATTCTTTTTTATCAGACCTGTTGAATAGATAATCCACTCCAAATTCTGGAATGGTTGGGGTTGAAAATGCTAGGAATAGTTTGTGTTTACTGTGGGATAAGCGCTCTTGGTATATCTCGATAATGTCAGGCTTGGAAAAATCGACCTCATCATGGATATTGAAGTCTGAGTCAACAGAGATAGCCTGTCTCTCGCTCCATGCACCACGAAAATAAACAAATGATCTCCCGATTTCTTTTAACTCAATACCACCACTGGCCACAGAACTCAAATATTCGGAGGCACTAATCATGGGGGTTATCCTAGCTTTGGAGAAGTCTGCAACGTCTGAAGCGGTTGGGAAGGTGTAGATGATTGAGACATTAGGGTCTTGGTTACTATCGGCAAACCACAGGGCTCTATTCATGCCATAGGTAGTGACACCAATTTGCGCCCCTTTTTTCATTACGATTTTCTGGGACTTGTCCTCGTAAAGATCGACTAGATACTGGTGATCGTGCCAATCAAAGTCCTCACCCTTTGGAGTTTTTACGTTTGCTGTCACCCACGCCAATAAACTTTTTTTTACTAGTCCGTCCTTTATCTGGCTTATTCTTGACATTCTTTCTGAATTTCTCATAGGCTTCATTAACTGCCTTATCTAAATCATCAGGATTCATTTTTACCTCAACATCAATCTCGCCCTTATGCTCTTGTATTTG